CAATTTAGAGCCCGGATTATCACGACGATATTTGGCAACACCAGCTTTAGTCATTCCCGCCCCTTGTTTAGTGGGGCGGAAATATTTTTTAGTCCTTGGTGGTTGCTTGTCTCTTTTTCTAGCCATTAGCTTAACGATTCATACCTCTTTATGCATTCAAGCATAATAAATGTAGAGTCATTTGCAGTTTGGACAGGTATGGTAATTTTTATATCACCAGTTACACCAGTTGATTTTGGATTTGTAATACCTCCAAAAGAGCTAAAATCATAATCCGTATCACCATTTAAAAGTAAAGCTGTATCATCTGTACTTGCATCAAAAGCAACTAAAGCTGAATCATTTTGTGCAGTTGTTGAAATATTACAACGAACTTTTTCAATGTCTAAATAAGTGCAGGCCTGACCTAATTTGTTAGCAGATAAAGCAGATGCATCAATAGTAGTTACACCTCCATTACTGCCATCACTAATGTGATTGAAACTAAATACAAATCGACGATCTGTATCAACCACAGTTCTAGTTACAGGTGAATAAGCCATTGTTTACTCCTATCTCTCTACGATCATATTTACGTAATCGATAGTCAAAGTGTTACCAGCAGCTTCACCATTCTGAATACCAAAAGATATTGTTAAATCTTCGTCATCAGGTAATTTTGCAGTATCTACTCTTACTGGAGTAGCGTTATTAATTGAATAATAAACACCAGCTCTGTCTGGATCTACAAACCACGTTACTGTAATGAAAGTATCATCTTCCATTGTAGCAACTGTAGTTGCATCTACAGAGTTATCTTTTTCAACATTTAAAAGTAAATCAGCAGAACCATCTACGCTTATGAAATACACACCATCTGATACATCTAATGGAGTTGTATCTGTGATTTGTAATCCCATGATAAAGTCGTTTTGATCTACATCATTACATTTAAATCTAGCTGAGAAGTATGCTCTTTTGCTTGTGCTTAATCTAAATGGTTCACCTTTTAATTGTAAAAAGTCTGAATCACTTGCAGCATCATCGTTTGAAATTCTTAACTGACCACCTGCGCCAGAAATAATTTCCTCACTAGCGCTACCGCCACCAGCTTCTGTTGTTGTGATCGTCCAATCACCAGAATTGTACGTCATAAAGTCGTTAAAATATCCGTAGAAAGTTTGATCTGACGGATATGGTAAGAACATTGGTTGATCCTTTTTTGCTTCGGTAGCTTCATTGTTACCTGCCCATAAGATCATGTTCTGAAAATGTGGGTTAGCCATATTGCCTCCTTGGTTGTATAGCCCTCGTCATGCAGTCTC